GTAGCAACATTGTCTGACAATGAAGTCGCTTGAATTGGACTTTTGAAAGTTGCAAGCATTGGCAGAATAACTGTTTCTGCTGTGTCGATAATTTGGTTCAAATAAGTATCATCATATAAAGCAGATGACACACCAAGCACGCTTCTTAGCTGTGAGGCTGTAATTATGGTTGGCATGTCATCTCCTTACTCCCTTAATGGATGCCTAGGATCGGGAGCAACCCTAGGCACTCAGTTAATTATTTATTATGCGTTGTCGTTAGATGTATAGCCACCAGGTAGTTTAGGTGCTACAGCTGCATAACCGTAATATCCAACTTGGATTTGACCAGTTGCAATTACATTTGTTTGTAATGACAAGCGTGCGCTCTCATAGAATGTTAAAGCATCTGGATTAATTACATAGATTGATCCATCGCCTGTTCCTGAAAGTGATCGAGAAACGAACAGATCAAGTCCTGCAACATTTCCACGAGTTGATGATGGTGAAAGTGCTCCAGCAGCATTCATTGGATTTGAAGCAATGTAGATTGGGCGACCAGAATCATTTAGACCCATGATTTCAGCCCATACATCTGGTGAAACTGCAACATTCTTAGCAAAGCCAAGAGATCCTGTATAAACATTCTTGGCAGCATTAGCAAAAAATGCTAAGTATTGAGCAGCAGTTGCGCCGGCTTTTGCTGTTGCAGCAGTTGCTGTTGCAGATGCACGAGATACTGCATAAGCATCAGTTGCCTTTGCATAAGCAAATTCCATTTGACGGACAAGTTCATTAAAGAACAATGGAGAACTGCGATCAATTAACTCAAGCGATATGGTCTGTTGGCCAGCAAATTTCTTGACATCTACAGAAATGAAAGCGGTTGCTTGATCAGTTTCTGATGCTGCTGCTTCCTCAGCTGTTAATGCAACAGTTGGTGCAGTATTGATACGAGGCAGTTCAAAAGTCATCCCTGATGCAGGTAATGTTTCTTTTGAAAGCGCATCAATAAATCCTCTGTCAGCGTTTGAAACGCCATTGATTAAAGTTGTGCTTTGTGGTGTTGGAATAAATCCAGCGTTGTCAGTTGTGTTGTCGGCAAATGCTACGAATTGACGGCTTTCATCTGATCCAAGCGCAGCACGAATTGTGTGCTCTAGGTATGTTGCTTTTGAATTGATTGGTGAGCGTGGCTTTGTGTAAGCAACTGGTTGAGCTGCTTGAATTGCCACAGGCTCAGACTTTGCAGCTTCTACCGCTTCGGTTGCGATAGGAGCATCTGAAGTAATATCAGACACTTTGTCCTCCTGTGTTGTTTGATCCTCAGCGGTTGCTTCGGAATTCTCTGGTGTATTTGTTGCAACTACGGATTCAACTTTCGCTGAGGCAATAGCCGGATCAGACACCAAACTGACTTCTTGTAATGAACTCTTTGAAATAACCATTGCGCCATCTTTGTTATCCCAAGCATCAACCATTACGCCAACAGAAAATCCATCTCTTAATCCTGTGGCTGCTTCCTCAAGAGCATCATCAGCTGCAAAAGTCTTTGCAAGTTTGAATGTGCCTTCTAAACCTTGATCGTTTGCAGTAATGTCAATTAATTTACCCAATGGGCGTGTTTTGTCATGCTCTAATAGCAATTTGACAGGCTTTGAAAAATCAATACTGTCTTTAGCAAATACAGTTTTGCCGGCTGATGTATTTCCAGCCTCATTCCAAGAAACAATAGTTCCTGAGATTGTTCTCTTGTTTGTATCGGCAGCGGTTATGGTAATTGGGAAATTAATCTTCATCGGATTAAGTCCTCCTCTTCTTGGATTTGCTCAACGCTCATTGCGCCAATGCGATTTAGGATTTCATAAACTTGCGCACGCTCTAATGCTGAGCCACGCAAAAAGTCGTCTATATCTACACGAACCTCCACGCCGTTGGGTACAAAATCCGCAGCGGACAGGCGTTGCTCAATCGGTGTTATGATGTTTCTCAAACTGAAATCAATTAATGCTTTACGCTCCATAATAGTTGTGCTGTATGTCATGCTGGTAGTTTCAGCAGATAAGAATGATGCCGGAATACCAACTGCTCTTGCAATTTCTGTTGCGAGATATTGGCGTGCTTCATTTAATTGCAATTTTTGTGGATCAAAGCCAAGAGCGTTTAATTCAACATCAGCATTTAAGAATGCAGTTGCTCTTGTGTTTCTAGCAACCTTCCATGATTCCAAAAGTTTTGTGATTCGCTCTGGAGTTAGGTTTGTGCCATTTGATTTTAACACCATTGTAGGAACTGGCTCTTTAGCGTATAATTCCGCAGCCTTTTCCAATTCTTGTGCAGCTCTTATTGTTCGACCGGCACGATTAAGCACGCCTTCATCTAAACCGCTAAATACAATTAAAGATCCGATACCTGATGCTGGAACATGCATTCCATCAACCATGTATGAAATAATTTCGGTTTGATTTGCATTTAAGTTATAAGTCACTCGATCAGGTGCAACTCTTGTCCACGCACGAACTCGACTATTGTCGGAAGCGGCATAGCTGTCAAGGACAATTCCATATCCGATTCCGTGGAATAATAAATCCTCACACAACCATGCATAAATTGCAGATCCGGCAATTCTTGGATCTGGTTGCATAATTACTCTTGGTGGATCTATATGTTCTTTTGTAAAATGATTATAAGTTTCTAAAGGTAGCGAACCAATTGTTGAGCAGATAATGTTTCTTGCTCTTGCAACAGATGGCACAGACATTGCTTGTTCTCTCGTTGCTGTCTGTGCGCCATAAAATAATCCGCCAACGGCTGATTGCAAATTGTAAGGAGTGTTGGCTGCTGCAACATCTATTGTTGGTGTAATTGCGGTATTTGTGATAAATCGGTCAAATAATCCCATTAGAGCATAATATACCATAATGTCCTATTTATCCCACTTGAATATCAATTTCCGTTTCTTGTTGTGTCGCAAAATAGGTTGCTAAAGCCGAAGCAACAGCTGCACAAACTGCCACTCGACTTGCACGCCTTCCGATGATCCATGACCCATCCCCATAGGGCAGTTTCGCAGCGGAAAGCGTTTGTTGGGTCAGTTCGTCTTGACCTCCATGCTGTAATCGATGGGAATTGATTGCGCCCAACCACCGATCACAACTTTCAGCATATATCGCCCCATCCATATCTGTAATGGGAATTCCAGCAGGAACTAGCCGACTTGCAACAGCTTGTGCAGTCCTTTTGGAATAAGCGACAGTCTGAACATTATATTTTCTTACATACGGCGCAATATCGTTTGCAACCGCTAAATCATTTATTGAATAATCATTTGACCAAGTATGCAGTAAAACTAAATTAAATCTTTCTCCTAATAGTTTTTGAGTTGCAACCAATGCGCCAAATTTTCGATCTGGGCTCAAATCTAATCCAAACCAAGTTTCTTTTTCAGGATCTAAAGGTATTGGATCAATCTGACACAATCCCCATTTTTGTGCATCAATTGCGCTGTTAATTGTATCTACCCACTGAGCGAGTACCTCGGTTCGGACAATATCTGGAGGATCATTAATAACTGCTTTTAAGTTATCCGGATGAATTGTAATTCCCAATGATGGATTGGCTTGAGCGAATGCACTCCAATTAATCTCGCCTGACGGAAGCAAGATCGGAGCATCGGGTTCTGCACTCCACTCAAACCAACCTATCGGATCGTTGGTTGTAGCTGATGCCAACGCCCTCTCACGCAATTTGTTTAGGATTACGGAATGCTGATCTCCTGCTGATGAATAAACCCATACTTGCGGATTCTTAGCAGCCATCATGGAATATCTCATTGATGACCAGGCATCCTCATCCTTATATTCACGCAACTCATCCAAATGTATGGTTTCGGGTTTCGATAACCCTCTCGCAGCATTGTTTGCAGCCTTTACAACAAACCGCCTATTGCCAAATAATTCAATTTCCTCAGCACCATGTTGCCAACGGATTTTCTTTACTTCCTTTTCCAGTTTTGGATTCGCTTCAATCAAAGCAACAATCTGTCTAAATGTTTCAAGTGAGGTTGTAAGTCTGTGAGCTGATGCAAGCTGTAATCCTTCGCCCCATACAAACATGCCAGTCAAGATTCGGAGCATCATCAAAGTGCTCTTACCTTGTTGTCGTGCCATAATTAAACCAAGTTCAGAATGAGCCCAGCGACCATCCTCACGAACCTTGTGTCCATGAATGCAAACAAAGCGTTGCCATTCCATAAGATTGATTCCAAGTTCGGTGGCTAAATCGATCATGTCTTGACCTTTTGAAGGTAAATCAGTCAGTTTTGAGTGAATACGAGGAGTTTGCACACCTCCTAATCCTGAATAGGTCGGATCACTTAGGATCTCTCCCGTTTGTAAGTTAATCAATCCGAACCAGTCTGATCGTGAGCGATCGAGGTGTTTTGTGGGTTAGAAAAGGAACG